TTTATTCATATATATTAGAACCTCCTTGTTTATTTTTTAAGGAATTCTCTTTCCTGTTATTTCAAAAACTCTGCGCTTGATAGCATCACAAACGATCTTTTTCCTTTTCGGACTGGACTCTTTTTCCTCTACGGATTTAGCAAATAATAATTTAGGAACAGAGTTTTCACATGATATTAATTCTTTTGCTATAGCAGTACTCTCTTGTAGATAATTGCCGTAGCCCGAATCCTTAATCTTGTTATCCTTTGGCTCTGATATGTCAACTGTTTTGGCATCTGTTACAGCCTTAGTTTTATCAACCTTAATTATTCCTCTATCTTTCAAAGCACAGAGATCTTTATCCGCAATAACCCCGTCTTCTATAGGATCGTTTTTTGCAAAATTCCAGTGTTCAGAGCCTTTACCATATCTAAAAGGTGTTAATGCAATTAGCATATTATCAAATTACCTCCTTAGTTTTTAAGCCAATACATCCTGAATGAGATATCCTGCTGTATTACAAACTATCTTTTCATCCGAAACCTGATGCTGTATTCTAACTACATCTGATTTAGCTGGTTTATCTTCATAAACTTCTGACTTAAGTCCTTCCTCCACTAGGGTATAAGCAAAAGACATCGTTCTGCGAGATGGCCTAGGGTTTACTACGCCTATCCAAACGTTATCGCTCCAAATTCTTGCTAAAACCTCAGTTAATCCAGGCATTGATGATACATGTCTTGCACCTGGATACACTGCTTTCATACCCCATAATTTGGCAGGAAAACCATCATCTGTTAATTGTGCGTTATTCGTTTCCAATATCATAGCTCTAATTGCTGGATGGCGTCTAATATCTCTCCATACAGCTACCGGAATGGATATTACATTTGGTTCTCCTGCATTTAACGCAACTTGTTCTCTTGCGGTCTCAACTACGGATTCTGGATCTGAATTTACATGATCACTCCATTGATCAGTACCGGTCAAAGTAGTGTAATAAGATGAAGAAGCATAATTAGATGGAGTTGTGAAAAGAGTTGCAACCCTATTCTCGTAATTTGTTAACAAAATTTCAAGACCAACCTCTTGTGTAGTTTTAGCTATATCAAGATATTTAGCCCATTTTCTAAATTCACGCCAATCAATGGCTTTTTCTTTCGAATGTTCCTCGCAAGCATAAGTTTCTTTGCTTAATTTCCAGTCAAAACTAGATGCTCGATCTCCGAATGCTCTTAGATCATCTAATCCTGATTGAATATTGGATTTATCAAAAGTAAAGAAATACCCTTCGAGCGCCCCTTCTTCTACGTCAACTTTTGGGCAAAGCTCATGAGCAACTAGACCGTCCAATGGATAGTGAATTGCCAGGTTTTGCAGGACAGGGTGTATCACAAATTCATTTGCTTTAGTTATAAACATATGTTAACTCCTTTATTATCAAAATTGTAATCGACCCCATAATTACGTGTTTCTTTTTAATAGTTGTTATATAGTAATAATTACATTAACCAGCAGTCATAGTAATTTGTGGACATATCAAAGCCAAAAATAAAGCTCCATCAGCAGCATCTTCAAGCGCTGTCCCAAGTGTCTGATGATTTGCACCAGTCGCCCCACTTACAACGGCAACTGCAAAACCATAACTATCCCCAGTTCCAGTCCCAACGCTTTCTAATGCAGCACCTCTTGTCACAGCTCCATATGCCTTTACAAGTGAAACACCAAATAATGTTACTAATACAGAACCACCTAATATTGCGTCATCCTGTGCTATTCCAACAGCTACTACTCCAGCCGAATCGCCTGCAACAAGTGGTGTTACATAATTATCACCAGAGGATGAGTCTTTGACTGGGCGATACTGACGAATAACTGTAGCTCCTGAAGCAAATGTTGTATCGTCATCTGCACAGTAAAAACTACCCGTGGTTCTTTGTTTAGTTGAAATTGAAGGCCTAATTGCCATAATTTTTCTCCTGTTATAATTTTTGTTTTAAATATCTAAAATAAATAATTAGACATTATCCTCTTACTTATTTTCTGTTTTTTTTCGTCTCTTCTGTTAAAATTATTGAATATGCTTCGTCATACGATGTTTTATTTTCCTCTGCATACCGTCTAATTTTAATATCTAGCTCAACCCCATCAGGATCATATCCAGTAACTTCAACTCTTTCTGGATCGCTAGGAGGGACGTTTGTTAATGGTACAATTAATTTATTCTCTTTTGCCATTTCCACAACCTCAGAAAATAATTCCTTGAATTGAGCATAAAATGTAGCTGGCTCTTTATTCTCTGAAAACTTTAAGGTATTCTTCCAATCAAGTGATAGTATGAAAGGTCTGAATGAGCTTTCATCAAAGATTGCAGGAGCAACCCCTTGCTTTTTTAAAGACTCTGAAAAATGTTGAACATCTTCGAGATGCAAAATTGACATCTCTTTTGATCGATCATCTTCGATTGTCTTAATTCTCGTTGTCTGCGTTTCAATAAGTGACTGTTGTCTTTCGAGCTCAGATTTTAATTTTTTATTTTCGTTCTGAAATTCCTGGAATTTCTCAAGTTTAACCTTGATATCTTCTGACATTTTTTCTGGATCTGGATACGGATATGTAGAGGTGGCCTTAAATTTTGTTGGTTCGCTACCATGTATTTCTGGCCAGCCATATTGCAAAATATCCTTGTCTATCTTAGACAAAGTGCGTTTATTTGCAGACGCAAGGATTGCAGACAGAATATTCGCTTTTGTACATCCAATCTTTTCTATTATCCTTTTACTGGTAGCATCAAAGTCTTTTTCATATGCGGCAGGGACTTTGCTTTCTGCAAAACTGCCTGTAGCTCCATTTGCATTAGAAAAAGTATCACCTTCTGCAAAATAATTCTCGGCATCCAATTCAACGCTGATAGTGTCCTTAGATAACTCTATTATTTTCCCAGTCTTCGATTCAGATATAATTATATCGTCTAAGCTAAATCGATTAGACTCGCTAAATCCGTCATATTTAAATCTTTGCAAAAATTTCTCCATTTTTAAATCCTCCACAAAAAAAGTTAATAAATTATTATTAGGTGAGATTTTGGATTTTTCCGAATACCGTGCAAGGATATCACCAAGTCCCTTTATCTTTGGAATATCAAAACCTAAAAAAGCCACCCTTCGCAAAACTGTTTTAAGATTATTCCCATTATAATCAAAATTTGGGTACAATTCGATAGATTTTTTTTTGTATGCTCCATTTTTTAATAAAGGCGCTATTAATTTGGGTACGTCCTTAAAATCTCCTACTAATCGTTTCCCAATTTGTCTTAAATTGCTCAACCATCCTGCTGCTGGAAGTCCACTTTCCTTAAGCATGTTTTGATCTTCGCTATGTCCTAGAACTGCCATCGGCACTTCATGATAGCTTTTAAGAATATTAAAATTCTTTACTATTTCTTTAAGCATTTCTATTGTAATATGATTAGAATATGGCTGACCAATTTCAAATAATTGAACATCTTTAACTTCGCCAAAGGATTCGAACTCATTAAACTTCAATATGTATAGTGGACATCCAGCTTTAGTTGCATGTGCACATTGTAGCACGGTCTCGTTATCAAAATTGCAAATTGTGTCATCGATAGGACAGGATTCAGCAAACTCACACAAAGATTTAGGATATGGTAGCTCTGGAAAAACCTCCGGTGGAATTGGATAAGGATATGGTTCATCGAACTTTTCCTTTATTCCTCCTAACTCTAATGCGGGCATTGGAAATTTTTTCTTATTATTTTTCATTTAAAATCCTCTAATTTTATAAAAAGTTTGATCTATCTTATCTAATTGATAGCAGGGACTAACATAATTGTCAAATAATTTCAAATATATGTCAAATATTCTTGACATATATTTGTTTAAATCATATAGTGATATCAGAATGACGGTTATCGTTCATAGTATGCTATTGATTTATAAGGATTACCGTACGTGCAGTTAACTTTTAACATGGAAAAGGATAGGTGATGCAATGACATAAAAATAATAAATCCTCGTTTCTATATATACAATACTTTAGTGCTATTTTGAATTTATCAAATTTAATATTTAGAAGTCCATTGATAGGCGTTGCGAGGTCACCAGTCAAGGGGCTTTTTATTTAAAATAAGTTTAAGATTAAACAGGAAATCATTTTGGACATATATAAATTAATAGGACAAGTAAAATTTTTAATGCCACGAAACAATAAATTATATTTCAAAGTAGAAATACTTGAGGTAAAAAGAGAATTTGGCTATATTTTAACAAAGGTTAAACCTGTCAACGAGAATGACATTACGAATTCTGGCTGGGTGCGTTTAAAATCGTTAAAAAATAATCCAGGAGAAAGCTGCCATGACCCGTCATAATAAAGCGTATTCTAAAGAAATTATAGAACAGGCAAAAAAATTATTTGAGAATGGAATGTCATATGAAAAGATATCCAAAACTTTAAATATTAAACGAATAATGACGGTGCGGGATTGGGCAGTAAAATTTAAATGGCATAGAAAAAATAGCGGTCCAAATACAAAATTTATTTTTTGTAATGAACAGGACATAAAAGACTTAGAAGGAGCTGGAAGAAAAGCGATTGCATTTTTACTCGCTGATGGAAAATTTAGAAGTATGACTGAGGCTATTGATGTGCTAGACAGAATAAGACAATTTTTAGATTTAGCTGTTAGACTAAGTGATGTTGACTTTGATAAAAATGATGAAAACGAAGAAAAAAATAAATCAATATGCAAAATTTTAGATATAAATTCGGAAAAGGGACTAAATATTAGCAGTGGCGATTAAACTAGATGAGTTAATAACAAAGTTAATAAAATATACTGAAAAATTTAATCTTATAGAATTTAGACCTTACCAAATTATAACAGCGCAAAAAATCATTAAATCACTACTTTTAAATGAAGGTATCTGCATGACTTCATTGTGGGCAAGGAAAAGTGGGAAAAGCAAACTCTTGAAATGTATATTCGCCGGCATGATGGCATTACTACCACAAATGGCACAATCTAGTTTAGTCATAGATTTCCCAACTATCAAAAGATTTAAGTATGGCTTTGTTGCTATAATATGTGGCCCTAAAATGGATACTAGTTCTATCCCATTTAATGAAATTAGGCAGCAGGCAAAAACTAAACATTTCCGAAATTGTCTTGATGAACTTGATTTAGAAATATCAATATCAAATTCTAAACATTTTGAACTATCTAATGGATCAAAAGCAATGGCATTCTCTGGATCTGAGAGTGCTAGTAATGAAGGAGCAGGGGCAGATTTACTTTGTATAGATGAGGCGAGTATGCTTTCTGCTTTTTCTGTGTATAAAATATTAAAACCATTTACAGCAGAAACTAATGGGACAATATCTGAAACAGGCACACCTTGGAGGCGTAAATGCGCATTTTTGACGGATATAGATTTTAATAGAAGATATTACCCTGACAGACATATTGAGATACCTTATACAGAAGTTATGAAATATTCGCCTAGCTACGCAAATTATATAGAAAATCAATTATTATCCTTACCTGGTGGGTTAGATAATGTATTCTTTAGAATGAACTTCCTTTTGGAATGGCTTATTACTGAAAATAATTTTGTAGACCCCGAAGAGTTTCAGACACTAGCAACTTCTACGAGGGGGGTATATGATAATGATTCAAGATTATATGCTGGTATTGATTGGGGTAAGATTAATTCTGACACATGCATAACTATTCTTGCTTATAATCAAAACGATGTAAAAGTTGTCGATCTTTTAAATTTAAGTGGAAGGTACTCAGAACAATTTGAAATCATTATTCCTTTTTTACATAAATATAATCTTTCTGCGATTACTCCTGAAAAAAATAATATAGGTGATCCATTAACCGAACAAATAGAAGCTGAATTCGGACGAATTGTACGTCCTCAATTTATGAGCGTTCCATTACAAGATAAAATATTTACAAATTTATCTATGTTTATTACTTCAACTCCGCCTAAATTTGCATGGTATGATGATAGCTCAAAAGAATCAAGATATTTCGCTCAGCAATTTTTAGATGCTGAACAAGAGATGAGAGGTACTTTTTTATCTGTTCACAAGCCAGAAGAAGAAGGAAGCAAAGATGATTTTTTATTCTCCACCGCACTTGCTCTTGATGGCGCTTTATCTGATAAATTTATAAAACAGACGTATACTTACAGATCAAGTGGCAAAAGCAGAGACGTTCTTAGTGTTTTAAAAGATTATGGTTAAAAATCAATAAATTATCTTAGAAGGATTCGACAATCTCGAATGAATTGAAAAGAAGGAAGCCCAAATGTCATTATTATCATTTATAAAAAAACGAACAAATAAGAGTAAGCCTGCTTTCACAGAAACCCAAACAGATCGAATTAATCAGATTGAAGACGAAGAAAAAGACTCAAAATTGGTTATCGAGAGTACTAACGCAGATAAAAATCCACCAACTCGCCTAATAAGTGGATCTCACACAAGAGCTAATATATCCGAAAGACAATCGATGCTAAATTTTATCGATATGCAAAATCCTGACAAAATCCTTAAGAAATTTGGGGTGGATATATACGATAATATGGTAGCTAGTGATTCGCACTTATTTGCCGTCTATCAGACTCGGAAATTAGCCATTTCTTTATGCCCGTGGGAATTAACTCCTGCAAATAGCGATGCTAGATCAATAATGATTCGGGATTTTGTGTTAAATGTTATTGAAGAATCAAGAGGTCCATTTTCAGAAAATATTAGGCAATTAGCTGATGCGATTGGAAAAGGGTTTTCAATTCTTGAAATCGTTTGGAAATTAATAAATAAAGGGCAATGGAAAGGTAAATTCGGGATTGATGAGTTTATTTTTCATAAACAAAAATTTTGGAGATTTACCGACAAAAATGCTAGGAAATATAGAGTTCCAGTAGTATATTTTGTAGATGATGAGACCAGGATTGATGGGACTAATATATCTTGGGAAAAACTTATTTTATACACTTATAATTCACAGGGTTCAATGTATGGAGAATCATCATTTAAGTCATGTTATTGGCAGACATGGTTTAAAAAAGAAGGCTGGAAAAGCTGGATGGTATTTCTTGATAAATATAGTTTTCCTGTAGCTGTTGGATCATTTCCAGATGGTGCAAGCAAAGGTGAACAGGATTTATTATTAGAAGTTCTTGAGACCATTCAAAAAGAAACATGCCTAGTAGTTCCTGAGTCAATGAAAGTTAAATTTTTAGAAGCTAGCAGATCCGGTCCAGTATCTTTTATAGAATTAATTCAGGCGTGTAACAGCGAAATTTCTAAATGTCTTCTTGGAGCAACACAAACTGTGGAGGAAGGCAGCAGGGGTTCGTACGCTTTATCAAGAGCACATTCTGACGTTAGAAAAGAGAGAGTGGAGGCAGATATTGTCTCGATCTCAGATGTTATACAACAACAATTAATTAAAAAAATCGTTGATTTTAATTTCAAAACAGATATCTATCCAAAATTTGTGATGAAGTATCCTTGGTCTCCACAAAAAGAAAGCGAAAAAGATACTTCCAAGGGTGGGCGTCCAGAATTATTCGCTGAAATTTTAAATCCTTTTGAGAAAAACATAGAAAAAGGATTATTGAAAACTTTCGGGACTATTTTAAATACTTATAAAGGGACATCGCAGCATCATCCTGTCAATGTCGGGCATTTAAAAAAAGCATTATTAGAAAAATATGATGAGGATACCAGTTATAAAATTTCATCTAAGATCAAGAATATTTTCGAAAGCGAAATTGGGAATAATAATATCTTAGGCTCTTTCGATAAAGCCTATGAAGCCATTTTTAACCTTATACAATTTAATTAAAACAAAAGAAAAGGGGAATTTTCATGAAGACTGTAATAATAATTACGTTTATATTTCTGATGACATTTACAGCAAAAATTTATGCTCAACCTTATTTACAAACCAATTCTCAAGCAAAAATTACTGAGTATAAGATTACGTCATATATAGATAAGGAGCAATCAGAAGGTTACGATCCCAACATACCGCTATTCATAGATCCCAATTTTACAATTTTAGCCGAATTGGATGGATCGTTGAAGTTCGATCTTAACAAAATGGAAGAGAATATAATTTATTACCTTAAAATACGATGTTGTCATAAAGATTTATGCAGTAATCCTCTGCATGTTGTAATTCATCGTAGACCTCTTCCTCCAACTCCAGAGATAATATTTACAGGAACTCATTTAACTTCTGACCCCCGAGATGGAGTTATTGAATATAAGATCATTTCGCAAATAGATCCGAATCTTTCCCCATGGTATGATCCAAATATTGAACCTTTTTTTGACTCAAATATAACGATTGCAGTAAATCAAGATGGCTCTTTAAATTATGATCTCAGCGAATTTGAATCTGGGATAAGTTACTCTATGCAGATATTTTGTTGCACTGAATATATGTGTGGTTATCCAGCTTATGTTGTAGTTTATAAATACCCTCCTATTCCACAATTATTAAATGCATTTATTTCTAAAGAAGGCCCATATGGTAGAGAGTTTTTTATTATGACTATCAATTTTGACAATAATTAGATAAAAGAAATGCTATGGATATTAAAGAAGAAATTCAGAGATTACGAAATTTATATGATGATTATTTAAAAAAACATCCTAATGGTAGCAATGAAACAATATTAAATAAATTCTTGATATTAACTAAGAAAGATGAATCTTACGAATTAAAGGATCATGTCTTAGATCGAGAAGCTTATAATTTTGAGCAACGATACAAAAAACCAAAAGCTAAAACTATTCTGTATCCTCGTACACCAAAAACTTTTGTAGAAGATAAGGATCTGGCAAAGATATATTCCTCTGGTGAACAATTATCAGAAATTTCTATAAGGATTAAAGATTTTATCGATGACATAAAATCATTTGTTGCGGTAAATCCTATAAGCTGGGTCGTAGGAGGTGTGGTCAACAACGTAGATGATGGTTCTAAGAATGATGTAGATATTCTAATCTCTATTCCAACAAGAGCAGAATTAGAAAAAATCATTATGTTCCGGATAGCGAGAATGGTATCGCCTGAAATTAGAAAACGGATTTCGTTCTTGCCTGAAAGCGAACATTCATACGTTGGCCCATTCACAAATAATCTTCCACTTTTTAGATTAACTGTAGAAAGGATTCCATCTGCTGAGATTGAAAAGATGTCAGAAGAGGCTGGCGTGAAACTTATGATTAAATCTGAGGAAGTTGCTAAACGTACTGCTGAGGCTAATAAGGCTATCAAGAATGATAAGATTACTGTAGGAGAATACCATCTACATGCTAAACCAGTACGTTCTTTCTACCCAGGCAAGCCGCAGACAATGGATCTGTTTCTTGATATTTACGATAAATATTATTCATTCCCAAGTTTATCGAGTAAAAAATTAGATGGCATGAATACGGCTATATCAAAAATAGGGAATAAAGTTGTGATTTTCTCAGAGGATGGTACTACCTTAAAAAAGCTTGTAAATTTAAAGGAAGAGATTAAAAAACTCAAGCCTGCTGATTGTGTATTAATGGCAGAGCTGGAATCATGGGATTTTGAACAAGGAATGCATAATCCAAGGGAATCAGTAAACCCAAATATTGATGATGATAACTTCGTGGCGAATATCTACGATGTATTGTATTACAAAGGCGAGATACCTGATGAGCTCTACTCAGAAATAAAATATTTCAATGATAACGGTATCGAGAAATGGCGAGAGAAATATTTATGATGATTAAAATTTAAGGAGAAAAAAAAATGAAACAGATTGATTTAGACCTTCATAAATATCCAGCCAGCATTCGTTTTAAATTTCTCGACCTTCTAAATGTAACCCAGAAGACAACAGAAATCCCTACTCCAGGTTTAAACATCGTAGAGCATTTCCTAGATAAGAATCGAGCAGGACTTAAAAAAAGAACTGAGACTCTTTCAAAAAAAATAGGTGGAGAAGGGAACGTCGTTTCGAAAGCAGATGGTTCATACCCCCTTACATCTGGAAAGAGGTTGTACAACAGCCTAAAGTTTCACAATTCAAGCACACTCACAGCCAAATGTATCTCATCAAAAGAATCTGCTACTAAGGATGTCTGGAATTTGTACTGGTCAATTTTACCTGGGGAAAAATACTCTAAATTCAAAAAAGATGAAACCATTAAAAAAGGCAATGAAACTTACATCAATGGTGGTACAACTTTCTCAACTAAATTTAATCCTGTCGGCAAGAATATATTATTAGAATTTGAAAACTTCAATCTAACTAAAAATGAAGACAAAGACTATTTTGAGTTTTCAGCCTGGGCACCACGATTTCTCGAAGTTACCCAAGACAATGTTGATACTGTTGATTCAGTGGTAGATAGAGCAATCAAAGATAGAGTATTTCAAGCAAAAACAATTTTCGATGGTGAGACTATCTATCATAAGGGGAAAGATTTTGATAGCTACGAAGAATTTGCAGAAGATGGTAAGGATAAAGCCGATCCAAAACTTACCAAAATCATTGAAAAGATTACTAAATTAAAAACAGAAGCTTCCGAGTACTCCCGGGATGATAAAGAAAAAGCTGATTATAAAGAATTAAGCCAAGAATTATCCGTGCTAGAAAATCAAATATTGGAATATTTAAAAAAGAAGGGTTTAAATAGCTATACGGTTGGTGAAACAACTATTTCTATTCGTAAAATTCCAACGTTTTATAGTATTACTTCTGAAAGACTAGCAATCAATTCTTTGAAAAAGGCTGGGTTAGAGCGATTCTTAATCGATAATCCTTTGATTGATATCCCTGCATTGAAAGATTTCTTGAATAAACAAGAGAATGAGAATTTAAAGCTCGAAGGAATAAGCAAAAAAGCCAATTCGAGTGCTCTATATATTTATAGAAATTTTGGTGAGGATATATTTATTGACGATATTGATTTTGAATTATTTTATGAGATGGAAGGATACGACCCGAAGAATCTTAGCCCTAAGGTATTAGCTGATGATTGGCGTTTAATGTGCGCACATTACCAAGTTTATCTTGCGACGAATGGTGAAGGAATTAAATTTACAGCTAAACAAATATTAGAGAGTGCAAAGAAAGTTATTACTGAAATCAAGGAAAGAATTCTTGCTGGGAAAATGAATTACAGCTTTAATTTAAAATCGCTTAAACCAACATCAAAGTCATTATATCTTAAGACAAGAAGCCGCCTATCTGAACAATTACAAAATGTTGGGGAGAAATAAAGTGATCGATTCTAAACTTTATACATTTTATCCAGACTATGAAAAAACATGGAAATACGTGCTAGATAGCCACATTCGTTCAAAATCTGTCCACCTTGATCTTCGAATAGAGATTATCAAAAATAAACAATTGATCGGCTATACTTTGGCAGCGATTTTGAGAATCCCCCGTGAAGCAAAAAATTTAGAGGATGCCAAGATAATGATCAATCAAAAATTACCTAAATTAGCCAAAGATTTTCACGATCCTAATTCTAAATTCATAGCGATTAAGAAAAAGATTCAGCCGTATCAATGGATCAATGTAGACAATGCGACTTTTGCTCCTGGTGAAATCGGTACTACATCCAAGAAAGCGGGGTACATGCATATTCTGGATTTTGGGAACGTAGAGTTTGGGACTCTAAAGCAAAATTTTTCAGAATATTGGTTCACTGGAAATAAAGATTTATTCACAGGAAAGTTCATCATTAGAAGTCTGCCAAATATTTGGAAGAAAAAAAGCATTGATGAAGGTACTGAAATAAAGACCGGAAAAGGATCACAGGTTTTAATGGCCACTTTTGCCGATGTAAACGATCCCTATGTTCTATCTAACAGAGCTGTCCGCAAACACTGGATGCCACCTGATGGTGTGCCTGCTCTTCCTACATTTATTCGCAAACAAATACTAAATAATTTTCATTACTGGAATTACAAAGGAGCGAAAGCACAGAAAATAAGAGATAACCTTGTTGCACATAACAAAAATGAAAAAGTAGTTTATGGAAACAAAAAATGACATTTATTTAAAGATCATAGAGTATGGGAAGCATGAATTTTGCAAAGCGATCACCTGTAATAATTTCAACAAAAATGCTTGCAGCGCTATCATCTGTTCACATACAGCGAAGGAATTTCATCATTGGTTAAATGAGAATGGATTTATCATATTGCGCAAAGATTGCTACCGGAAAAAGAATAATTGTAAAAAATAAAGGAAGATTTATCATAGCTCACGCATCGAAATTAGACATTCAAGGATGAGATGATACAAATGCCAGGCTTGGGTAAAGCATGGCGATAAAAGTGCAGTGAGGGCTAAAAAAAGGAGGTGCTGAGGACGAGGAGCTTAGTTGAAAAAAATAATCTTGAAAGATAATCAAAATTGGTAGCAAAAAATGGGAGTAGATAAAAATGAATAAATGTGGAGAACGAAGGCAGAGATCATTCCCCACATGTTAAAAGAGAAAAAGAATAAAAATTTATTATAATTCTTGTCACCTAATTTTTCAACAAATTTAAACAATCCCCAATTTTAGATATTCTACAGATTTGTATTAGCTCGAAAATAAGACTAGTGCTATGTTTAGTTGATTCTTGAGTCAAAAAAAGTCGGATCGAACCACGCAGTTATTTTTTTAGAACCTAACTCACATGGTGTGAGTCGTAAAAATCTACTATATTACATAATATTTAA